AATCATCATTAAATAATTTTAATTTTGGTGTGTCTAAGTGTGATACACCTGTTGAACTACTTACTGCAAATCTTATATTACCATATTCAGTAGAACCACTATTAATAAGTTGTAATCCAAAACCTGCGGATTTTCTAAGTAATACTTGGTTCGCTTTGTATGGTGTTTTATATCTAAATTCTATTGTTTGTGGAACCTCACCATTTGAGTCATTTCTCCAAGGAACTTGTATATATTGTGAACCTTTAAAATCTAATGCTCTTGTAAATTTTCTTTTAATTTCATAACTTACTCGTGTTCCTTTATCTGGCCCACCAAACTCACGAACTCTTAACATAGAACTCGGTATTCCGTAACAACTTAATAATCCTTTTACTGCTCGTTCTGTTCCTTTTGCTTTGATAAAGAAAGGTAGATTAGCAAGTATTCGTTTCCATATTTCTTCTGTTAGTTGTTCTTTTGATGATTCATATTTTGTGCTTCCATCAGGATTTTTACCCAATAAATATTCAGGTAAATTCACCAAGTCGTTACCACTAAATAATTGTAACCCAAGTGATTTAGCAAACTCTTTTGCTACATCTTTTGATATACCCTCTGATAAATTTTCTACTCGTTTATTTACATCAGTTAAGTGTTTTACATAAACCCATATCTCATCAAATTGTTGTCCGACCATATCCATAAATTCTAAGAATACATTGTTTTGTGTATCTGCGTAAATATGTTCTGGTAAAGAATTTCTTAGTGAGTTTGGGTTGTTAAAGTCATATGCTGAAGAACTTGCGATTCTATTATCATACCAGGTTGTAGCGGTAGAACCAGAAGTATGTTCTAATTTGTATGGTGTAGTTGATGTCATCTTTGGCCAAGCTGTATCGTGGAATAATCCGTTGGAACCACTTGAATAAGATGAACTCTCAAAATACATATAATGTTCAAATGGGTCAAATGAATTAACTACTCGTTGTCTTTGTTTTTCTATATGTGATATTCTGGCCGCTGAACTACTGATTGATAATAATGATGAACTCGAAGAGTTGTATCCTTCAATCAGTTCTAATTTTTTCTTAAAGTTCTTTACCCTAAACTCAGCTGAACCAAAGTTTACAAAGTTTCCGAGACCAAAGTCATCTGCTTCAATATTAACATCAGTTGTTGTTTTTTGATAGTCTATTGTTGGTTGAACATTTAACAAACTACCTGATGTGAGTTTTTCTTCCAAATCAAAATTTAGTAGTGTGTTACTACCTAATAAATCATTGTGATTTTGGAATTGTGTTCCCTCATAATTTATAGGATTATCAACTGAATTTAGATTTGGTATTCTTAAGAATATTCCATCATCTGGTCTATCTATAAATGGAACTAATTTAATTTTATCTTTATAATCTGGCAATCTCTTTTCTACAAAGTAAACTTTATCTAATTTTTCACAATCTTGTAGTGGTTGTTTTACTTTTATTTTTCTTGATAGATTATCGGCTCCTAATTTATCATTAACTACTAAGTAATGTTGATTACCTTTTACCATATAAGTTTTGTATCTATTTACATTACTTTTATCATAGTTAACTCTCCAATAGGTAAACTTTTCTGCCCTTTGGTCTTGACCTTTATGTTTAACTTTATTCACTCCGTCTTCATAACTTAGTGAAACTCTGATACGATTAGCGTCTAATACTTCATCTATTCGTGCAACATAATCTCTATCTTCTTTTTGTATCTTGACAACTTTTCTACTGACAACCTTTTCTTTAACAATCTTTTTAGTTTTCTTTTTTCTTCTGATTGGGTCAACGGGGTCTTTCTCTAATTCTTTTTGTTTTTGATAAACGGTACCACCATATAAACCATAACCATCTCCACCTTCAATCAAACCACCAATTGGTAATCCATTTCCTGGTGATAGTGGCCCACCTTCTTCTCCTAAGTCTGCTCTACCCGTTACATCAAAATCAATGTATGCATTTCTTGCAGCACCTTGTCTTCTTGGTGGAAGTATCTTACCTTGTGAGATAAGTTGTTGTTCTAATTGTTTAGCTCTATCTGACCTTGCCATTATCTCTGCTCGTTTGCTCGTTCTTGTAATGCGGCGTCCGCTAATTCTCTTTCTGACTCAGATTCATCATTTCTTAATATGTCTATCAAGTCGTTATTTGATAGTTCACGAAAATCAGAAGCGTCTCCTTCGTCTAATCTTTGTTGTAGAGTATCCTTGTCGTCAGGTTCTGGCTCAAAGAAATCTACTTCTACGATTTCTTCTACAATTACATCTTCGTTTGTTGTTGTTTCGTTTTCTATCTGATATAGTTTTGGTATAATGACTTCACCACCTACCATATTTTGTGTAAATCCTCTATCCATATCATTGATATCAAACTCTAATACATATTGGTCACTCTGGTCAAACTTAATTTTACCAGAATTGTTTATTCGTAATGGTTTGTATTCTATCAGTTCTGACATAGATTTGAAGTCATCAATATATTCTGAGTTTTTTATTATCTCATCTCTTTCTACAATCAACTCAGTTTTATCTGGTGATATGTCATCAATGACATAATTTAAACTTCTCTTAAATAATTCTTTTTCAGGTAATTTATCAAACTCATCATTTTTTGGATTTGGTGTTGATGTGAAGTATCTTATATCATCATTAATTTTTTTCTCTTGGACTTTACTATTCCAAATGACACCTTTATCATCAACGAAAACTTCTCTTTCTACACCAGCCAATCTTCTCAAAAACTTGTAAGTTACATTGTAATTACCCTCTACGAAACCAGCATTTCTTAAATGCTCTGCTATATTTATGTCTATAAAGTTTTCACCTGAATCTAATCCAATTTCTTCTGACTCTAAAAAAATAGTATCTAATAACTCTTCATTGTCTTCATCATATACATAGAGTGCAATAAAGTCATCATCTACATCACGACCAAAACTACTATATACTCTGTTTGGTAAATAGTAAGTTGCTTTTTCTTTTTCTGTAAATCCGTATTCTAATGCCATTATTTGACCTCAACCGTATCTTCTAATCCACTTACACTAAACATATCAAATTCATCTCTTGGTGCCTTTTCATTTGCCTGACCCCAAAACTTTAATAATTCTTTATTAGTGAAAATGAACTCATCATAAACCATTTGATATTGTAGATTCTTTATATATCCTTGTAATCTTTTTAATGCAAGAATAGAACCAAAAAGAAATGAAAACTTAGGAATTTTAATCGGAACCATAAATTGATTTAAACTTCGTTTCTTTTTCTTTTGTCTTGTTAAGTATGATGATAGAAATGTAGAACCCATAACTTTTCTATTTGGATTTACATTTTGTTTTATCACAAGTAGGATTTTTGCATTTAATAAGTTTGTACTCATATTCAATGGATAATTTACTCGTAGTGCTCTATTGATAAATCTTATCATTGCTTTCTTCAAATGTAAATCTGGCTTTGCTTTCTTTTCTTCAATTTTTATTTCTGTTTTAATAATATCCTTTTCAGCTTCTTCTTCTGGCTTAGCAAGTTCTTGTGGTGGTATAAAAAATGTAAATTGGTTGTCTACCTTTGATGAGTTTTTGTCATCAAAGTATTGTTGTCTGTTTTCAAGTCTAACAATATCAAACTTTTCATTAATAGATTTACCTAATTCTCTTGGTGATTCTATTGATATAAGGTTTCCATTTTCATCTCTTAGTGGTTCAATCGCATCAATAGAACCAGAAACTTCTTGTTTTAATTTCAAGTCTCTGAATATATTTTCTTGTTCTATAATATCAGAGTCTAACAATTTCTGATAATATTGTGATTTATTTCTAGCTGAACTTGGTAAGTAAGGCATTATCTCACCACTCTGAACTCATAGTCATTATCATAATAATGAACTTGTTCATCTGTTGTTCCACTCCCACTAACAACCTTAACACAAAAACGATAATTTCTTTCTGCTTGGAATCCGTTCATCCAAATATTAAAGTAATTACCTGTGCTATCACAAGAGATTGCTGAACCTGTTCCAAATGGAACTATAACTTCTTCGGTATCGGCATCTTTAACTTGGTAATAAATTGAACCACTCGGTAAATACTTTGTAGTCAACTCGGCTGGTGTTGTGGCAAAAGCTGTTGTTGGATATAATTCTCTACCAGTTAATCTTAACTTAACAATAGAGTTCTCTTTATATTCAGTTCTTAAGTTTTTAAAATATACTTTTAACCTTTCTAAGTCTGTTGATGTTAATGGTGACAAACTTCCTGTTGACCAAGAAGAATCGTTCCACTCTACTTCTAATTTGGGTGGATAGATTGTATGTGTTTCTCTTGAGAAATATTTTAGATTTCCTAATCTACTTGTGCTCGCTTCGTCCTTTGTAGTATCACTTCCTGAGTTAAATAAAAATGTATTATCAGTTGGAAGTATTGATTCTCGTTTTAAGATAAAGCCTCGGTTCGGGTAAACTGAACTTGAATAAATATGATTTTTAACCATATCAGTTACGTTCATTCTTAAATCTTTTTTATCAAATGTTAAGTCATAAGATGAACTAACTTTATACTGACCCGATTGTGTTCTCCACCAAGCGCCACCGTCAGTCAATACTGATGTTGATACCCAAGGTGTCTTTGCCTCGTGGTCTCTGTATTGAAAACTTACTCCGTCTGATGTTACTGGGTCGTGGTCAAGTTTTCCTGTTCCTTGTTTCCAAGCACTTCCACTAACCATATGAGCAAACACACTTTGTTCTGCTTCAACTTCTTCTGAAGTTGCGTCATATAAATTTAAAAAGTATTTTGCGTTAGAAGGTATCTTTCCGTCTTGTATTGATTGTGATATATAAGAATAATCAAAGTCAATTAATACTCTTGAAACATTTTGGACACTTCCACCCGCAGAAACAACCTTATTGATTTCTAATATTTCATCAAATCCTGTATTGATAGAACTTGTTGTTCCACCTGAATATATTGTTGCGTCTCTTTTTCCAAATTCAAAATAATGCATTATTTGTCTCCCACTACTCTACCCTCAATATCAATGTTCGGGTATTTAAGTTCAAATATACTTGGGTCTAATGATGTGTAAACAATTCCATCTCTTGTAGCTGAGTCTAAGTCGTAAACATTACCACTATATCCTGCTGCTACTTTATGTTTATTTTCAATCACTACAATATTCTTATTAGGATTATTGTCTTGTGGTGGAACTACTGATATCACACCCTCTACCAACGAGATAACATAAGCAATGTCGTTCAACACGATTGGTTGATTAATTTGCCTTTTTTGTGTATCAAAGTGTTTCTTAACTGCCTGTATAGCATTAAACAACACTTCATTTTTATTGTATCCTCTACGAACAACTATACTAAATCTTACACCAACATTAATGATATATCCGTCTTTAATGTTTATAGCGTCTGTTAATACTCTGTATTGTGAAAGATACATTTTTAAATTTTGTTTTACCGCTTCATTTAGTTGTGTTAGTTTTCCGTCTGCTGTATATCCTAACACATACATATTCATAGCTAATGGATTTGGAATAACATCAATAGATTTTATTTTCTTTACTTCTCCATTGATGACTTCTAATTGACCCTCACTTTCTAATTGTTCATCTTGAACAATAAATGCTTTTGCAATATTACCATATTTTTGTGGTAGTGAATAAACTCTTGTTATATAGTCTTCTCTTGTTACTGCACGATTTTGTGCATTAAAGAAAGCACTGGCATTTAACTTAATGTCTTGTAGTGATTCTTCACTTGCTCCGCCAGTTGCTCTTCCTAAGTTAGTTACTGAAATACTACTTTCAACATTAGATGTTTTGGTTGAGTCAAGTCCTGTTGTGGAATTAGTAAATGTTAATCTTTTAGGTGCAGATATTGTTCTTGGTGCTACATTATGTTCCATAGCTCCACCATAATTATAATTTACCGTAAGTGTTGTGTTACTTGGTGCTAATCCAAAGGTTTGCGTTTTCATAAAATTACTTGGGTCAAATGACTCGTCTAACTTAGAAACACCAAAACCTAATGATGAACCCACATTATCTGGATTTGGAATTATTTCTTCATCTGCATTATCACTAATACCTGAACCGAATTTAATCTCCATACGATTATCATCACGAACTCTTGTTGTAAATCTTCTTGATGATTTAATTAATTTTAATAAATAAGGTGTATCGCTCTTGTGTGTTGAAAGAGTTGGGTCATTGAGTGATGTATTTTCTTCTGACTCAAATACAGTATCTTGTGCTAAGAAAGGAACTTGATACCAATTATTACTATTACTATCGGTTATTGAAATAACTTCATTTACCCTTTCATTTCCCAATGTAACCTTGTCAAACTTGACAGCGTTTCCAAATGTAAATGTTTCAGAAGTTCTTGTTCCTGATTTTGCTAAACCTGTTTTTGTAAGTCTAAAATTAGTAGGGACATTTCCTGTAGCTGGTTGTAATGCAGCAACGTCCATTTTATCTAATGAACCTGATGTCTTAAAGTTAACATCATCTAACAAACTAAATTCTACTCCACTCGTTGATGTAAATGTAGAGTTTGCTTCTATCTTACCGGCGTAATCTAAATCTGCTTGGTAAGTTGCACTTGCTCCACTACCAATTGTTTTTGCAGGAACATCAATTGTAAAAGTAAGTTTTACCGTAGCAGGACAAGATAGTTTTGGTTTATATCCAAATGATTGTGCAATCTCATATATATTTTTTCTTTCTTCTGCGTGATGTAAAAGTGTTTCTCTAAATTGATTATCTACATAGTAATTCAATACATCTCCGACATAAGATGCCATTTCAACAAACATCATACCTGGTGATGCTTCATTGAAATCATTGTATTGATTTGGAAAGTATGACTTTGCAAACTCTATTAGGTTCTGTCTAATATTAGCAAAATCTCTTCCAAGATAATTTACTTCTTTTTTTACTACTTTTTTATTTGTTCCGTAATCTACTTCTTGTGGATTAATACTCGGCATTTCTATTCTCCAACTTCAAAATTAAATGTTATGGTATCAAAGGTATCTGGCTCTATCTTAGTAGAATATTCTATTTGGATATTTATCATATTATCATCTGCTTTAGGAACCACAATCACATCATTTAAAATAATGTGTGGTAATTGAGATGATATGGTTTCCCTAATCTCACTATCAATATCACTTGTAGTGCTTGGTGTAATTTGCTCAAATAAAAGTTCTCTAAGTCTTGAACCAAAGTTTGGTTGCATTACCCGTTCACCCTTTGATGTTAAGAGTAAATTGATAATGTTAGATTTGGATTGTTCTAATACAGTTTTTGTAGAGTAGAAAAATCCATCTGGACCATAGTCCAATGGAAATCTAATACCAACATTAGTATCTTTATTTTTATCTATTTCTCTTACACTTGCCATTATGGTCTAAAATTACCTTCGCCT